AACGAGGAACGGCGATAAGCCGTTTCGCGGATAACACCACAAGAACCATGTTCAGTATATGAGAAGTTAAACGGATTCTTGCCTACAGTTTTCTGTAGAACGAGTTCCCGACTTCTTTTTATACTCCACAAGGTTCGGTGTATGTTTATCACCGGTTTCATAGCAGGTTCGGAGAATTGATCAAGATACTTTCCAACGGAAAGTACCCAATCAACTACGAACGACCATGGTATGACTTGCCAAATGCTACGGAGCGAGAAACCTCCCGCTCCAAACGCATCAAGCATAGCCAATACTCGAGCATGCTCGAGTTGGTATTGGGTAAGATGATATTCAAACCCAATCTGAACATGAAACACCGAAGTTCCAGGATATAGCTGACGATACGTCCAACACTCTCCGTCAACTGCTGGGTAAACACCCTGCAGAGGACCTAGAGTATATGGACCGTAAACGTCAGTTCTTTCCTGCTCTTCATTGAGAAGTAAGGTATAATGCCTTACTCTGTACTTCTGGGCATTGTCTAAGAGGCGACGAATCGCCTTTTCGACCCTGGACAGCGCAGTATAGGTACCGCGGATGTCTGATAGTAGTGGAAGATAGTTAAACTCTGCTGAGAGGTAACTATCGGCACTAGCATGTACTGCCTTACTTAGAGGTTGCTTTGTGAAGTAATTCTTCAATTTCTTGAAGAGTTTACCATCACGCAGCAATCTCCAATTAGATAAGGAGTTTACGATGGAAGACTTAAAATCACCAAGTTCGAAAATCGAAACTGGTGCGTTAAGTTCCGCCTTAATACCCGGCAAAACGCTGCTTAGCGCTCGCTGGATAAGAAGGTCTAGGTCAGCAGGTGGATTCACAAAAGAATCCTCAGCCTGATCACCAACTGGATCGTAATACGGCAAGAGCCCCGAAAGGGGTTCAGACGCCGTTCCATGCCCTCTCCAACCGAACAGCGGGTCTTCGTGGATACCTTTGTTCCACGGAAAACTCGCAGTCAACCCCGTAGCGACATAATTGCCGGTGGGGTGAACAACGGAAGACATAACAGGACTAGTTCGAACAAATTTGTAGTGTTCGAATTGGTTCCAGTTGTGTCGACCTTTGCCGAGTACCTTCTTCTTACGCTCCTTCAGGAAGATAACATCTTCTGGAAGGAAAGCAGCGGAAGGAGAAGACGTAGGGAATGGATCCAGGTCGTGAAGCGGGTTTGTGGCATGTTGCCACTTAAACTCGACAATCTCGACTGGAGCGTTCCTTATGCCTATCTCTCGATAGAACTCGGATTCGGTTGAGTAATTGGACATACAGTCGGATATGAGCACGATGCTCACTTGAGGTGCACACCAACAGGGTG